GCTGTACCCCAAAATCTCCGCCACATCTTTGCCCACAAACCAAGGCTCGCCGCCTTGCTCTACCACTCGAACCTTGCCGAATGCAGGGTTCTCGAAAATCTTTAGTTCGTCCATTGCATTACCTTCTTTCTTAATCCTCTGTGCTATAATTGCTATATAGAAAAGAGGTGATTTTATGTTATCTGAATTTGATTACAAACTACTCGGCTGGCTTTCAGTTAATCGTGTCACCATCACAACGCTTCTTCAAAATTATGGTGACGGTGATATAACACGTCGTCGTTACGACAGATTAATGAAAGCAAGCCTAATCCGTTTAAGTGATAGCTTTATTGTTCTTACGCCGCTTGGCAAAACAGAACTCGAAGATTACAATCAACGCGAGTCAGCCGAAAAAACGTCCGAAGAACGAGCTTCTGCTGCTATTCTTTGCGCTATTGCCAGTGCTATCGCCGCAGTTGCCAGTGCTATTTGCGCTATTGCTACTTTGTTCAAGTAGCTTCTTTTCTGCTGCCCTATCAACCATGTTGTTCACAATAGTAGCGACTCTTTGCAATTCGCCATCTGCCACAGGGACATACCTAACAGGCATCTGCTCAATAGCTGCTGCTGCCAATGTTTCTATCGCTTTTGCAAATTCCTTGAATTCTTTCAACGTGCAGCCTTGCATCTGCTGGAAAACAAACGCTAAAAGCTTTTGGTCTACATTGAAGTTTTTTGCTTTCATGCCAATCATGAAGTTCTTGTCAACTTCTTTAAATTTCTCATAAGATTCAACTAGCTCTTGCATTTCATTCATCGCTTTCCTCTCCTTTCAGCAGTTCGTCGTTTTTCTTGTATTCAAACAAGTCTCCTATGCCGCACTGTAAGTAACTGCATAACCTATCTAGTGTATCCAGCGATATAGCTGCGTTGCGGTCATAGTATAAATTGGTGAGCGTTGTTCTGGATATTCCAGTGTTTTTTGCTACGTCGGTTATCTTTAACCGCTTCGCTCCAAGTATCATAGAAAATTTATTGTCTATCACACTGTACAACTCCTTCTTCACTCCTCTCTTTTGTTCAATGTACTGTGCATTTTGTATTTTGTATTGTACAATATTCAAATTGTATTGTCAATAGCTTTTTTGTTCAATATGCTGTACAATTTAAAAGGAGGTGTTTTATTATGTTGTTAGTAAACCTTAATGTGCTTCTTGCTGAAAGAAATCTTCGGATTAGTAAAGTATCAAAAGATACTGGCATATCTCGCACTACGTTAACCGCTTTGTGCAATAATCTCAGCCAAGGCATTCAGTTTGAAACTCTGAATACGCTGTGCTCCTATTTGAGCATATCCCCAATACAGTTTTTTACGTATCTTCCGCTTGACTATACTCTTTACATCGAGCGCCAAAACGCAAATTGCAGTATTGCGAATTTCTCTATCACTGCCAACAAGCGGACAACAGACTGCGCTGCTTTCATTGACATTGAAGCTGATGCCGCCACAAGTTCCCTGTATATCACTCTTTCGCCATCGAGCGAGCCTGATGACAATTCGGCGTTTCTACAAAAGTTCATCGAACAGTTACCGCCAATAGTCAAAGACTCCATTGAGGACAAAATCTGCAATATTATAGGTGAAGATTATGAGAATTACTCACTTACCTTCATTTGGGACATCTAGCAGTTCCTCAATCGTGCAGCCAAGGATTTTGGCCAACGCTGGCAATTTATCTGCTCTCGGGAGGAATAAACCGCCCTCCCATTTTGCGATTGTGCTTCTATCCACCCCGCAAGCTTTAGCTACATCTTCTTGTAGAAGCCCTTTAGCTTTGCGAAATTTCTCTAATTGGGACATAAACGAACATCACCTCACATTTCTGTGCGTTAATCGCACTTGATATTGATATTATAGTGCGATTAAGTCACCTTGTCAAGCACTTTTTTTGATTGACGTGTGCGCTGGTGTCACATTATAATATAGGTAATTAGGGAGGTGCGTTAAATGACAATAGGTGGAGCTTTAAAAACGCTTAGAAAAGCTCATGGCTTTACACAAGCGGAAGTCGCTTCTGCGCTGAACTTGTCTAGGACGAGCTACACAAAATATGAGAATGACGTTCATATGCCAAACGCAGAGCAAATTCAACTAATAGCGAATCTGTTTGGAGTGTCGCCAGCAGAGATATTGACACCAATCCAATCCGACGGTACCAAAACCATAAAACTTCCAAAACTAACAAAACCTACGCTAAGAAGCGACCATGAGAAGCTTCTTGGCGTTTACGATAGCCTTGATGAGCAGTCGAAAACTCAGCTTATGTCTGTTGCTTACTTGCTTATGTCCCAAAGCCTCAAGGCACAAGGCATTGATGTGCAAGAGATGGTAGAGCAGCAGCTCCATAAAATTAAAGATGAAGGAGGCGAAAACAATGACGACTGACGAAGAACTGCATCAAAAGGCTATTGCTCACGAATTGTTTTGTGAACTGTCCTCGAAATCAAGAATGGTAGCTATCGGTATTTTACGGCTACTGTTGGTCGAGGAAACGCGCCCTTTTTGACTGTCTACTCACCCGACGGTAGCCGACGTGAGCAAAAGCCAAATGATGACAATCCGCAATAAAAAAAGACCGCGCTCCGTAGTGGAGAACGGTCGAAACTTTTTAGTTGTTGAAGAGAACTGCTATGAATACACGTGTCCGCCTCAAACTGACCAGAGGTCGAACCAAATGGCAGAAAAACAAAAAGACCTCCGTGTACCGGAGGTCTTTTTGCACTAGCAAATTCAGAAAGGAAGGGTAAATGAACCGTAAAACGGAACACTCTAGAAGTAAACCGAACTTCTAATATCATTATAGCAGAAATGTTTTCGACTTAACAAGTGAGTGTTTTGTAAAGAAAGGGTGAAAATCTATGCCTAAATACGGAGAGGGTTCTGTTTATTTTGAAACCTCAAGGAACAAATGGCACGCTTCCGTCGTCGACCAGCAAGGGCGCAGGACGCACAAAAGGTTTAACACGAAAGAAGAAGCGAACGCTTGGCGCTTGAGCACGACGGCGAAATATATCAAAGGCGATTATGTTGCGAAGAGCAACATAACTCTCGGCACATGGGTTTTGCAGTACCTCGGCGTGTTCGCCAAGCCTAAAGTGAGAGAAAAGACATTCCTGGACTACGCCAATACCGCTGCGCATATCAACGAAGAATTGGCGGATGTAGAACTGCAAAAGCTAACGCCCCTAGCGGTTCAAGCCTATATTAACACCGCAGAAATGACAGAGGGCATGAAGGATAGAGTGGTAAAGCTGCTTTGCCGTGCGTCTAAAAAAGCTATTGCGACAGGGCTTATAGAGAAAGACTTCATGGCAGGCGTGGAAGTGCTCAAGCCAGAACCTAAAGAGGTCGAGATATTCTCTCCCGAAGAGCTGAGTATAATCATGAAAACCATTGACAGCGACGCAAGACTTCGTAGGCATCATCTGCTCGTTTCCGTTGCTATCGCTTCCGGCTGTCGCATGGGAGAGATATTAGCCCTAACACCGCAGGATTTAGACGGAGATGCCATAAAAATCAACAAGAGTTTAGTAGAGGTCAAGGGCGTAGCAAAGCTTCAGCCGCCAAAGACGAGGGCAGGGTATAGGCGAATCCCTTTGCCGAAGAATATAATGGCGGAGCTTTATCAAGCAGCATATGCTCTCGAAAGCGGTGAAATCATTAAGAATGCCAACGGCAAGCCATGCCTGTCTACAAACATTGACAAGTCGTGGAAGCGAATTTTAAATAAGGCTGGAATTCCATACAGGAAATTCCATTGCCTGCGCCATACTCATGCGTCAATGCTGCTTGCTGCCGGTGTGCCTATATTGGAAGTTTCCAAGCGTCTTGGGCACTCTCGCCCTAGCCACACATTGAATCTCTACGGGCACGCCATCCCCGGCTACGACAGCCAGATGCCTTCACTTGTAGAAAAAGTTTTCAACATAGGAAATTGCAACAAAGAAACCATTTCTGCCGTATCTTGTCCCGTTTTACCCCAGACTACCCAAAAAAGTTGAACCAAACTGCAACCAAAACGCTACCTACTGATTAATTTTTGGACAAAAGAAAACGCCCAGAAATACCATTCCAGGCGGGTTTTCAATGGAGCTACTGACAAGGTTTGAACTTGCGACCTACTGATTACGAATAAGATGTAATAAATACTTCCTATTCAGCAAAACCCCTATGCATCAAGGCTTTCAAGGTTTTTGAGAGCCTTGATTTATTTGTCTTACTTTCCCTAATTTACCCCAATTTGTCTTATTTTTTCATACTGGTTGCAACCAAACTTGAACCACTAAGCAGCCTAGTTTGTGTATTTACTAGGCTGCTTTTATAGTGGTTTATTTACTTTTATTCTTTTGCCCTCATACCTGCTATCCACAGGTCAAGAACCTTGCTTTCCGCAGCGTCGGGGTCGCACATGTACGCCTTGGCCATCCTCACATAGTTACTTACGTCACTGCCAAGAATTTCTACAAAATCGCTATGTAACATATTCATGACATAATAGAAGTCGCCTTTGCATTCGATGCCGTTCTGCCCAGCAAGCTGGCTGGTCTGCTCATACGTCCAATGACCACCGTGCGTGCCGTCTACGTTCTTCATCTTAGAGACTGCCATCTTAGCCAGTTCTTCGTCAAAATGAGGACCGTAGGCGATTTTGTGCAGCTCATAAGCTGTGTTCCAGAAAATATCCGGGCAATGCCAGCGTAACTTTTCCAGTGCCTCGCAAGCCACCTCTTCCATCTTGAGTATCTTCGCTTCGTCATGCTCGACGTGCTGCCAATACTTTTTTAGCTTGTGCATGATACTTACCTCCTACGCCAGACGAACAACGCTCAAGGAAGCGTTGCTGATAGTGCCTGCCGCCGTAGCCTGCACCTGCAGCTCCGAGTTGTTGTTAATTACGCAACAACTCGGCAGAACGCGAATCAGCGTAGCAAAGGAAATATTATAAGTATCGCCTGTTGCACCTGTCACTGTTGCTTCTGCTCCCGGTACCGCTACGCCATTACGGACAAGTCGCAGGCCGATGTCGCCAGTCCCTTGCACGCTTTTTGAAATCATCCATATTATGTTGCGATTGCCACCGCTAAAGCGCCGCCTAGCAATACCCATGCTATGTTGCGCTGTGTCTTAATTATCCGTTGCTGCCTTTTTACCTCTTTCTCGTACAGTTCTAGTGAGTCGTTGGCAGTCTGCAATAGCAGTTCGCTGCTGCTCGATTGTTGCTTCAATGCTGTCAGCTCTGCTTGCAGCTTCTCGGTTTGCAGCCTCGCTTCGTTCAATGCTGCTTGCGACTTCGCCAGCTCTGCTTTCAGCACTCTGCAATCCCTCGCTAATTTGATGTTGCTGCTCGCGAGCTGCTCCAATCTCGTGTCTAACAGTGTCAGCTCCGACTCCGTTATCGTGTACTCTGCTTCCTGCGAAGAAGTAGACGCCTGCACAGATAACGGCAGCGCCAGCAATAAGCATAATCCAATGGCTTTTAATAAATTCTTTAGTTTCATTCATTGTTTACCTCATGAGATATAGCTGGGGACAAATTGTCCCCAACTACTAGTAAATTATAAACCGAAATAGTGATGCAGTGCTCCTAACGCAAAGCCCAGCACAAGTCCAGCCAGAAATTTTTTATCAGTGACATACTCTACAAATTTGTCAAGTTTCTCCATCATCGTCTATTCACCTCACTTTCTCAATGCAGTCTATACCATTCAGCGTTGCCGCGAATGGTCTGCATCTTTTCATAAAGCTTTCTACCAGGACAAGCAGTCGCCATAAGGTCTCTGTGCCCTACCACGACGTTTTTTGCCGCCGTCAGGTTGTAGATATTGCACAGCTCGCCAATGAGCGCAGAGAGGCTGTTAAGCTGCTCTGGCGTGGGGCGTGCAATCTCGAAGTTACCACACACATGGATGCCGATTGTATCTCGGTTGCGTCCGTAAGCGTGCGCTCCCACGGCCCATCTAGGTCTGCCTCGCTCGATTGTGCCGTCCTTGCGGATGACATAATGGTAGCCGATGCCAGCCCAGCCTTGCGCCTTATGAGAGGCGTGAATCTCCGCCGCCGACAGGTCATCGTCCGTCGGATTGCCTGTATGATGCACCACAATCATATTGGTGCTCTGACGCTCATTTAAGCCGTCAAAATCAAGGTGTGTTTCTTTAACAATTACCTTCGCCGTTTTCATCACGCTCCTTGTCGTCTTTTTTGTCCTCAAATTTGTCGGGAACGCCGTTGCCGTTTACGTCGACAAAGCAGCCTGCAATGAAGGTCACAAAACCTATCATAGCAGGACCAATCATCTCTTGGATTACCGCCAGCAAGTCGCCCATCACAATCTTGCCGTAGTAGGCCTGCCAGCACCACGCACCGTAGTATGTCAGCACCAGCAGTACAACTAAAGCAAAATAGGACACTATCATCCATTTGATAGGCGACTGCATATCATTAATCCTGTTCTTGGCTATATCTAAATATTTCCCGACATAGCCTTTAATCTTGTTCCACATAAGCTATTCACCGCCTTTACTGCCGCCGCAGTGACAGCATTTACGCAGTTCGTCCAGCTCTTCTTTAAGCTCTTTGTAGCGGTGCCAAAGGCTGTCAAGCTGCTGGTCTACCTTGCCCTGCTCGATACGCATTTCGTTGATAAGCCCTGCCAGTTCCTTTAGCGCATTTGTATTGTTATCAATGCTTTGGTGCAAGGATTGACTATCCTGCCTGTGCATATATACAACGATACATACCGCTGCCAGCGCAGGGCCGCTCACAATCATACTAAGAACCTCTTCTAATCCCATAGTTACCTCTTATAGAAAAAATTAAAGTATAGTTACGGAATTTCGACCATTTTCCGCAACTATACTTTTTTATATTTACCGTGACGGTTGCCACGGCTCCCCGACTAATTAGTCATCATCAAGCAGCGGATTGCCCGCAAACTCTTTCTTTTGTTTTTTGTTCAAGGTTTGCTTCATGCGCTCGCTAGTGCTCATCTGCATATCTTTGACAGCCTTTCTAAGCTGTGAGCCTGTAACGCCAGCCTTACGCAGCTTAGTGAGTTCCTCGTCCGTCAGTTTGATGCCATCGGCGCGTTTCCTTGCAGCTTCCATGAGCAGTTTCTGGCGAGCGTCTTTGCTTCTCTGCTTATCTGTGTAGAGCGCAGAGGTCATATCTGCTTCCACGCTTTGCCCAACAGGTCTAAAGCCCATAGATTTAAGGTATCGTTCTGTGCCTTTATACTTGTAAGACACCTGCCCCTTGCTGTTAGTGCTATAACCTCTCACTGCTTCGGCAATATTGCCAAGAGCAGGGTTTAAAGCCTTTGTCGCTTTAATATAATCGCCGGACGCAGCACTGTTAATGCCGTTCCACGCCACGCTTCCAGCAGGGCCAAGAGCATAGCCCAGCAGCGAATCGCTATCCGGGAACATTCCGCCCATGCCCACGCGACGTGAAATGTCAATTCCGAGGTTCGAGAAAATGCCATAGATAATTGTTCTAGTCACTGGGGTGTCTCCCATGTGTTTAAACAATTCCTCTTTCAAAACAGTTGACGGTTTATAGCCTAACCATTTTTCGAGAAGTTCGTCCAGCCAGTCGCCGCCCGGTAAGCCAGCGAAGCCTGCCATCAGAAAATACGTTGCCCAGAAACGAGCCTTTTGCGCTTTCGTGCCTTTGCCGAAGTATGGGATAAGTGAACGCATCAGCTCCCATTCTTTCATGGGGTATTTTTGGAACAGCAGAGCCAAATCGCCGAACACCGTGCCGCTAATCATCTGGTTTACGCCCGGAGCATCAGCAGCGCCGTAGTCGAAGTTGGCTTCGCGGTTTATCTTTTTCGCGTAAGCAATAGCCTGTTTATGCGTCATGCCTTCGTCGATGGCTTGATAATAAGCGCCGAGAGTGGTTACTTTTCTCGTAATCTCGTCTGCTTTCTTGAAAAGGAACATGCCTTTTTCGCCAGCCGCATTGACGTAATCCTTAATCTGCTGGAATGAGCTTTCTTTTCGTCCCTCAATAGCATTTCTGCGTTTGGAGAAACCGCTCGGAGTATCAAGTCCAATGTTATAAGGTACGCCTGCTTCGGCAAGGATTTTTCTATCCGTCATGTTCATGCGTTTTGCCGCCTGCATACCAGTACCGGTATAACTGCCAATCAAACCATAAGTATTTACGAGCTGTGTTACACCTACGAGAGCGGATGAAATATTGAGGCAGCCAAGCAGGTTCTTACTCAAAAAGCCATTGATTCTGCTCGCCAACGCAACACCGAGTCTATCGCCGTACTCTGCGTTAACATGCTTTACAATCCAGTCATTTTTAGCAAGTGTAGTGTTTATAACTTGCTCCAGATAATTCGGCGTGCCATTGTTGTAGCGCATATAGCGTTTAATGATATTAGCCATGGCTTCTTTACCGCCATACTCTTTGTCGAATCGTCCGAAGGTTCTCTCAAACAGCTTAGTTGCCTTGCTCTTGGCTGGCTGCAACGCGCAGTAACGGGACGACGACAGCAAGTATCTGTCAATCGTCGTAATAACGTCGGAGTTATAGCCTACCCTGCCTTTTCTATGTGCAAGGTTGCCGAAGAATCTGTTACGAGCCGTGCGGCTCACAGCTCCCTCCAGCACCTTGCGTGCTTCGGGCACGCTCATTTTTGCATTGTCTACGAGCGCTCGTTGCAAGCGGATATATTCAGCGTCGCTGACAACCAGCGAGCCTTTGCCGCCTTTTGCGTCCTCGCCGCCACCAAGTACATTGTTAGCGTCGAACAGTTTCGGCGCAATCTGGAAGTCGATTTTGTCACCGCCGTTCTTTTGTAGCATCTCCGCAACCTTATAGGCTTCTTTTAATGTTTTGCCGCTGCCGACAGGGACAAGTCCCTCTTCCGTCCTGGCCAGCACCATCCACTGCTCGTAAAGGTGCGGCAAGTAGCCGGTAATCTTACCGATTGGCGGCACTGTGCGTTTCACCTTTGCTTCAAAATACGTTGCGCCATCTTCTCCGCCGATGTGCTTCTGCACAATGTTTGTAACCTGCGCATAAGGGCTGTTTTGCAATTCTTTGAGCTGCTCTGCGGTGAGCTGTTCTTTCGCTGCGCTAGTATAAACCTTCGGCTTGTCATAGCGCACTTCATACTCGCCGCCAGAAGCGACGTTGACTTCTTTAAGCAGCTTCCATTTTGTAAATTCTTCACCGTTAGCCTGCCATTTGACTGCAACTTGAATGTTCTCCAAGAACGGCTCTTTTGCGAGCTTCTTGAGTTCGTTGCCACTGACGGTTTCGTGAATATGTTCCAGCCCCCTGTGAGCGTCGTTGACAGCCTCCCAGACGTTGCGGATAAGCTGACGGGTACGAGAATATGCGTTGCGTACATTTTTGTTGTAGCCAGCGTCCTTGAGCTGTTGCAAAGTGTATTCTTTTTGCTCCATCTCGCCTGTCATCATAAGTTCGACAAAGTTATTCATATCCTCTGCTGATTTCAGCTCGGTGATAGAAGTTTGGAACTGCTTGCGCCATCTAGCACGAAGTTTCTCCTGTGTCTCCTGTGCCTTGCTATAAATCTTGTAGAAGCTGTTGAAAACTGGGTTCTTCTCCGCTAAACGGCTTGGACTACGCACGAGCATGTCGGCAATCCCGGCAGCCTTGTCTTTCGCGGCCTGTGCCATAGTCTTATGCTTAACAGTGATTTCGCCAGCCTCTGCTCCTGCTTTGTCGGCAAATTTATTCGCTTCTTCAAGCACCGCTTTCAAGTCGTCCGGCAAGGCTTTGCCGTTTACTTCGTCGACTGGAGTAAGCTTAAAGTGCATCTCGCCGTTGGGCTGCTCTTCGGGAGAATAAGAATCATCCGTTTCTATATACGGATTTTTTTCATAATCCTTGACACCTTGCAGCATATCGTTTATACTGATGCTATCGAACCCCTCACGGTCTGCCCGATAAGGAGCAACTTTTGCTCCGTTGGCAGAGTGGGGGGTTCTTTCTATTACTACGTCGTAAAGATTGACGTTAGTAGGGTCTAGAGTAATATCTCCGTTTTGTTCCTCGGCCACCAATCTTACAGTGTAAATTTTCCCATTAACCCTAACAGGGACATAGAACCGATGATAAGCTCTTACTTTGGGCTTGTCATCGGTTTTTCTATTCGGGACGCTTTCGATAAGAACAGAATTTTTAATAAGGTCGCCAATATTAGCGATGCTATTATCACGCACCTTGTATTCTCTTGGGCGCATGTTTTTGTCACTAGAGTATGTAAGGTGATTTACATCTTTCGGCAATATTGACATAACAGCCTTCTTGTCAGCTGTATTGAAAGAATCATCTTGTTCAATCAATTGTTTGATGTATGGTTTTAACTCTTTAGCATTGCGAATATCCTTAGGCAGCAAATTATCTATGCTAACCACATTGACCATTTTATTTAAATCCACATCTTTATTAAGCGCAAGGGCTTTAATTTCGCCAACACCCATTGCTTCTTCTCCTGTTCGGTTGAACATCTTGCCGCTTCTCGTCGCAAGGTAAATGCCGTGCGGAGTGTGCAAGCCGATTTTATCCAACATCTGCGCCAGCAGTTTTTGTACCTTCCAAAGAATTTTCTTGGCGATATTATTGATTGTCAGCGGAGCTTTTGCAGTTTCTTTGTCATACTTGACGAAAGCTGCATACTGGTCAGCGATAAGCTCCTCGCAACGGTCATTGAGTGTCTGTTCAGAGAGCTTATTGAACGCCTCTTCGCCCATCTCTCGCTTCAAGCGCCACTTATAATAACGCATGAGGTCTTCACGTTCTTTGCTTGTCAACAGTACATTGAAAACAAAGTGCATGGTTTCATGGTCGAGAGTGCCATCCTTGACCGCCTCAGTCAAACGAATCATATCCACGATGCCGCCGTTACGCAGCTCTCTGTTATAAAAGCCTTGAATCTCGAAGCCGGAGCCTTTGATGTTAGCAGCATTCAACATGCGTCGTTTTTGCTCATCGCTCATCTTCGCCAGCACCGCTGCCTGCGAAGTGTTAGTGTCAAGCCAAAGGTTTCTGCCGTTCCACAAAGTCGCCACATACACACCGTCAGCCACTTCTATAACTTCCTTAGCATGTACTGCTTCCTCAAAAGCCTTTTTAAATCTACCCTTGTTCTGCGGAGTAAGAATCTCTTTGCGCTTCGCCGCATCTTCTGCGGCTGCGGCGTTTTCTTTCGCTGCTCTTTCATCAGCCTTTTCCTGTTCGTTTAATCTCTCGGCGGCTGCCTTAAAGCGAATGTCGCCAGAAGCGTTTGCTGCATTGCTAAACTCAATCAGTGCTTCTTTTCTCGACAGGCTATCTTTAGCTTTGCCCCCGGTGCTTTCCTCGTCGGTAGCATAGTTCACTGTTCTTACGCCTTCTGTTCCGCTGAGGACGACCTGCATGAAGCCGCTTTGAAAAGCAATGTCCAATGCGCGAGCGTCAGTACCGAGCGCGATGTTTTCTGCTGTCTTGGAGCGAGTGGCAATCTTGTCATAGAAAGCTGTTTGCTCCATAATGGAATTGGTTGCAAGGTATCTGAACATAGCGTTCGACTTGCTGCCATAGCGATAAATGCGTCCCTCAATCTGGATAGCGGCAGTAGGTCTTACGGGCATACCTAAATTAATCAGCACGCGAGGATGTACGCCAGTTGTGTCGTGTAAAGAGATGCCTTCCTGCCCCGCAGAAGATGTTACCATGATTAAGTCAACGCCGCTGTTGTCATCGTTAAATTCTTTGACAGCACGTGCTCTATCGGCTTTCTTCTCTTGTCCGTTGATATAACGAGCCTTGTCGCCAAAAGCGTTCCTGATAATTGTCACAGGGTTAGACTCTTGAGAAATTTCAAACTCCACAAGCTCCGGATGCTCCTTTTGGAACAACTCGTAAGCCTGCTTTTGCTCAGTAGTCAGTTCTTTAAGTACGCTTTTAGACAATACAAACGGTTTGGTATTCGCGCTGCTGATTCTGTCGTGGAACAATACAACCTTTTTGCCGCGAGAGATATAAGATTTAATCATATCCACGGCAGCTTTAGCTTTGATGGATTCCAGCACATAAGACTGCGCATTGGAGTCGAAGCTTTTTCTGAACATATCGCCTAAGTTTACGTTGACACGCATTCCATCAATCACTATGTTGCCGTACGTTCTATCAATCATATCGTAACCATCCTCAATCTTTTTGATGGTTCCGTCATCATCGACTTTAATAAACTGACGGTTATAGTCTTTGTCGATTTCCAGACGGCGGCTAATCATCGCTCCGCTATTGACCAACATGTCATGGAATTTGATTTCGTTGATAGAGTTATCCGCAATCAATCCGTTGGTATCTCGGCGAGGTTTAATTTTACCCGTAGAAGTCACGATAAAGCCAAACACTCTCGTCAAGAAACCGCCTGCGCTGCCGCCGTATTTGGAGTCGGCGTAGTCGAACAGCAAGCCTTCTCCATAGAATGCGTTCTGCGGATAAGCAAAAGGCGTTGCAGATAAAAGCAATACCTTGGAGTCACGGCTTTCCATAAGCTTATCGTACTTAGGCTTCTCTTTCTTTCTTGCCTCAAAAATCTTGGCAGTAAGTGCTTTGTTCTCAGCAGTAAGCCTAGCAAGTTTCTCTTTCTGTTTCTTGAGCTGCGGAACAGATTCAATAACCGCCGGAGGTGTGTCGTCTAAAACGTTTTCGAGCTTCTTGATTTCTTCGTCGTTGGCTTTACGTTTCGTAAAAAGGTCTTGGTACTTTATGCGGATATAGCCGTCAAAACCATCTGCTTTATGTCCGAACAAGCCACGCAAAGCCAACGCCGCAATGCCTTTATCCTCAAGTGTACCAATGTCGCTACGTCCCGAGCCGCTAATGATATGGTGCGCTTCGTCGCAAAGAATCAAATCCCAATTTTTACCTTGGATTTCTTTGTTGCTTGTCAGAGCAGCATAGGTGATGATATTGGGCACGGCTTTAACGGGTTTGCCGTTAGTAATACGTGCCATATTGTCGATTTGCAAAAGACTGCTGCCAGTCTTTGCCCAAGCGTTACCAATCTCTGCGCTTGGCACGACGATAAGAATATTCTTTTTCCCTTGCAGCAAAAAACGCTTGATAGCTCCTAAGCCAACAAGCGTTTTACCAGTACCTGTACCATTTGCCACAAGGATGCCTACTTTATTTTTACCGAAAAAGCGGTCTTCTACCGCCAGCACATCCTGCTGCTGTTCGGGCAATAAAACAGGTAGCGTCTCGGCGATATTCGCCTTATCCGCTACCTTGATTGGTACTCCATCTTTAATTTCTCTTTGCTTTGCTAATCGTTCGTTAGCTTCATCAGCGGTGTTTTTGCTCTCATTCGGCGAAGATACAGCGTTAGAAGCCCCTTCTCCACGTTTGTCAGATACGGATTGTCCGCTTCCATCAGCGCCACTGCTTCTTCCACCGTCAAGATTTCTGGCGCCGCGTTCCGCAGAATCGGAAACTTCTGAGCTGCCTTGCTGATTGCCTCGTGTTCCGCCAGCAACGGGCCTACTTCCGTGAACATCCTCGCTGCCGTCTCCGCTTGGCTCTCTACGCCCCTGCTCACGAACGCCTGCGCTTGCTTCTGAATTTTCGCCTTGGCTCTGTACCTTGCTTCCGCCGACGGCAGAGACAGGCTCTCCTTCCACGCCGTTTTCAGCCCTGCGTCCACTATTGCTTTCAGTAGCGGTTCCGGTAGTTCGTATAGGCTCATTGTTTCCACCTCCGTTAATCTCTTTTAGTAATTCTATCACGTTAGCATCGTTTTGTCTAGGGTAATACTTGAGACCTGCAAACGCAGCGTCAATGTAGTCTTTAATTCCTTCCAACAACGCAGGCTGGCGTTGTTGAAGCATCTTTTTGAAAGCAGAAGGAGTAATATTTTTGTCTACCGCCGCGCCTGCATAGAATAATGCCTGCCTACGTTTATCGGCCTCTGCTCCCTTGGACTCCAATTTTACATTATCGGGCAATTTCAATAAGAAAGTATGAGCAGCTCTGAGCATTTCTTGCGCAAAGCGCAGCATACGAGAGCCGGATTCACTGGCTCTCGCTGCTGCGCTTTCTAATAATTGTTTCATTCGTCCTGCCCAGGCTCTAAACAGCTCTTTCCCTCTGCCGATTTGGTCAAGAACTTGAGAACCGGCAAATAACAAGCTGTCAAACAGGTCGGCTTTAAACTCGACCATACCACTACTTTGCTTATCGTCCGCCTTGAATTTCAAATTCATCTCGCCTAAGCCGTTCAAAAGGTTTACTAACCCGTCTTCTGCCTCTTTGGAAATTTTAACTTGAGGTATCTCTTCTTGCTGCTCGGTTTCTGGTTGATTTACAGGTTCTTCTTGCTGTTTCTCTTTTTCTTCACCTTTAAGTTTGCTTAGAACTCTGTCTTGGGCAGCTTGCAGGTCGGCTTGAGCTTTTTTTGCACGTTTTGCGGCTGCATCTGCGGCTTTTTGGTCTTCCTCTTTCTTTGTTGTTTTGGCTTTATTGAGAGCTTCATTGGCTTCCCTTCGCGCCTTTTTTGCTTTTTTAGCTAACTCCTGTACGCCCTTATCTTCTGCCAAACGTTGCTTTTCCAAACCAGTTATTTCGTCTGTCAGCAAGTCTAGTTTCTCTCTGGCCTTAGTTAAGTTTTTCTTTGCAACTTCCGCCTTTAATGCTGCGCCGCTTGCCTTGCGTTCAGACTCAACGGCTCTGCCAAGTCCGTCCTGAGCCTTTGACAAAGCGTCTTCTGCTTCCTTAATTGCTTGTGCGTCAGCACCTGTTTTTGCTTTTTCTAGTTTCGCCTCTGCGCTTGCTATTGCATCATGCCAAACTTTAAGCTTTTTCTCGCTCGCATTTCCAAAATCAGCACCAACTTTTTTAAGCGCATCTTCTGCTTCCTGTACAACTCGACGTTGCTTTTCGACTTCAGCCTGTTTATCTTGATACTCTTGCTGCTTTTTGCCAAACAGAACATCTTGCATGGCCTGCTTAATGTCTGCTGACGGCAAATCCTCAATAGCTGCATCCGGGAATCTCTCGTGCAGAAGCGCTGCTGTTTTTGGCGCAACATCGTCGTCACGGACAGTAGGGTCGTTGATACCCTTTGTTGCCTCTTCGATAGCCATAATATCGTCGATTGACAAATTATTTTTCGTCTTATAACCACCACGAGTAGTAGGTTTAACGCGGCCTTCGTGCTTCTCGTAAATAGTCCAATAGCAATCTCCGAGCGCACTGTTTGAGAATGAGAATCCTTCTTGCTTTACGAGCTTGTCGTACTCTTTGTTATCTTTCAGTTGCAAATCTCTAAATACTGCTTGGCGAATAACTTCGTCCCAAGTCAACGGATTACCGTCTTTGTCTTGGATAGGACTATCTGAAAACAGCAAATCATAGGCTTCGGCAGCGTCTTCTTTACCATACTCTTTCTGCACGCTTTCCAAGAAGTCGTCTGTCGCATCTTCTGGAATCTCAGAGATATAGGTCGGCCCTTCCTCCGCGGGTTCTTCCTGCTGCTTTTGCGCTTTCTGCTGTTTAGTATAAGCATCAAGCGTTGCAGTTTCCTTGCCGTCGAAAGCAGAGATAATATCAGCCATAGAATTAGGAATCTTGACTGGTTTTTCGTTACCGTCATAAACAACATAGTACACAGTGCGCTCGCCGCTCTTCGCTTTCTTATCTTTGACAACAGAAGTCAAAAGCTGTGGGTGCTTGTCGAACATATCAATAAGCAAATCGCGCATCTCTGGGTGCTTTGTGAGATACTTGCCCAGCGCCTCTGCTGCTTTCGGATTGCTTTCCGCAAACTTTTCAGCAATGGCATTGTAAGCGTTCTCGCGCTCGCCCAGTTCCTTGGATTCATTGACAAGAATGTTATCGGTAATTACACGCTCAACATCTTCGTCGTCCTTAGATTTAACAGGTTTAGAAGTTTCTTCTTCGCCGCTGTGGTCGCCAAATAAACTTTCGAGAATATCTATGTCGCCTATGCCTTGGTCAATACCGCTTTTTTCCCACACGCTAAGCTTATATTCTTTCTTCTTCGGCTTTTCTACTTGCTCAGCCTCGCCGTTTTCCCCTTCACCTTTGTCGTCGCCGGTTTTTGCTTTGACAGGTTCTTCAGATTGTTTGTTTTGTACTGGATTTTCGGAGCCTTTGTCGTCACCTTTGCTCCCCGTCCCGTTCTTATCAGTTTCATTGGTTTTGCCTCCGTTGTTGTCATCGCCACCTTTGTCAGCAGCAGCGGTATTCTCCGCTTCCCCTGCGCCGTCTTTGGCAATAGACTCTTTAGCCGCTTCTGCGCTATCAAAATCATGCCATTCGTCTATACCTTTGCCCATTTTACGTACCTTCTTTGCTTTTTCGTTCAGAAGGTATTTTACACCGCCGTCGGCAGATTTGTAAATAGGCAAGCCATACATCGTACCATCATGCTTCTTGTCGCCGAGCGCTTCGTCAGCGGGAGCCGTTTCTCTTTTTTTGTTTACGAGCGCATCAACTTCTGAATCATCAAGCGGTTGTTGCGGTCTTGACTCTTGTGCAGTCTGAGCCTTCTTGCCCTTTACCGCCTTTGCGGGAGCTTTATCTTCTCCCTCGCCTAGAGCTGCGCGTCTTGCCCTGTCTATAAGTGCAAACTGTTCAATCTTTTTCAGCTCTCTAAGCTGTGCCCTCGCTTCCTCATCGCCGTTCATAGCGCGAGTACCCAAGCCATCGTACTCGCTGTTGTTCAACGCTGCTTTTGCAGTCCTGTTCTTGTCGAAAGCGCCATCGCGGATAATGCCAGTTGCCGGGTCTACATGCTTATCTTTTATGCTTTTCGGGACAGTATTGTTGATAGCAATAGCTTCCGCTCTAGCCCAATTGTCGCCGCGCAGTTTGCCACGCTCTTCGTCGGCTCTACGAGCGACTTCCTTTTTTACGCCTCTTGGAATCTTGATTTTCAAGCTCTCGGCAGCGCTTATAAGGTCTTGTATGTTATCACCGCCAGCGATACCGGCGTAGCGAGCCGCGTCTTCATCTGTAAGCTTGATTGCACCTTCACCTTTATTCTTGGCAATACGGTCTACGGTCTTACGCAGATTCATAATATGGTCATCGAATGAAGGAGCGGCGGTAGTTTGCTGAGGCTGCACCGGCTGCTGAACTTGCACTGGCGGTTGCTGGGGCTGCACTTGCGGCTGTTGAACAGTAGGAATTTCACCGCCGTTAACAACGTCATCAACAGCAGAATTGACATTATCTGTCGCTGTCTGAATCTGTTCCTCGGGTGTGGTGGCAGGAGTGACAGGCTGTTGAGTTTGCGGCGGTTCTGCCTCGTTTTGCTTGCCATAGCCAAGCTCAATAGCCTTAGCGATAATATCTTTGTCAGAACCTTCACCGAGAATTGTATCAACCGCGTTGTACTCATCTCCAGCAGCAGCATCATTCTCAAGGTACTGTTGCAGGAAGGATTTAGCCTGCCGCGCAGTAGGAATGCCCATATCGCCTGCGTTTGAACCAGTTTTCCCCATTCTGGAAAGCACTTGGTCTGCATACTCGTTGATAGACGGTTCATCGCCTTTGCCCTGTTTGCGATTAAGTGCTTCTTCGCTGTAATTCAGTGAGCCTTCGCCTGCGTACCACGCCATAGCAGCGCCGCGTGCGCCGTACTTGTCGTAGTATTCACCGAGTTTATGACGTGCAACAATTTCTTGATTTTCTGGTGTCATGGGAGCGTCGGCAGATAAGCCAGCTTCTTGCGCCCACGCAGACCAGTTCTCTGGCATGATTTGATATTTACCGCTTGCCCCTGTACGTCCATTCACTGCGTTGTAATTGCCGCCACTTTCCTGCCCGCCGATAGCATTGATAAAGGCTTCGCGTTCGTTGTCCACGCTCGTCACATCTACGCCCGGAGCAGGAGTTGTGCCAGCGTCGCTAGGAGTAACATTAGTGTTTGCGCTTCCCGGGCCATAACTATCGTACATATTAGCAACGCCCGCAGGTACGCCGCCTGTCAAGCCGCCGACCAAACCAGACAGCAGTATATCGGGGTCAGTCAAGCTCCAATCTTGCCCGGATTCCATCTTCGGAATAATCTGCTGCCCCATTTCCTGCACAGAGTTGATGCCGCCGCCGACACCCATAGCCGTCGCTGCCTTTTTGAGCTTGCCTGCTTTTTTGCCACCAAGAATCTGAATCAGAGCATCCTGCATAGTGTCGGTGCCAGTAATAAACATCAAGTTGTCGGTGAGCACGCCTTTAGCTACCTGCTCTGCTTCCTGTTCGGTAACGCCCGGCACATAAGTGCCATTACGCTTAGCATTGTCAATATAATCAAGTTTGCCACTGGTTACGCTTTCCAGCACTGCTTCTGGCAAAGCTTGTTTCTGGCCAAGTTCGAGGTTCGCAATAATCGGAGCCATATATTTGGGAGCATTGGCAGCTACGGTCTCACCATACTTTCCAGAAATCTTACTAAGGAATGGAGCCAGCCTAGTAGCCATGGCAGAAGCGCTAACGTTCGCCGCAGCTTGTTCTCCGACAGTAGGAGCGCCGACCCTTGCGCTTAGTCCTAAACCAATAGCATAAGGAATAACGCTTGCTGCGGCGTTAGCAATAGACGCTGCGCTAAACGGGTCAGAATAAGAACGGGCCTGAGCATCCTCTACCTCTTTGCCAAATTCTTCGATTTTTTTGTTAGTTCGATTAGTAAAGGCACGTAAGCCACCATCGGCCTGCATCTGCTTATCCCATTCTTCCTCTGTTAGATAGGCAGGTTTGCCCGCATAATTTAACAGGTTGCCGCCTGCTCTGATTACGCTGCCTGTCGCTCCTGCTACGCCGTGATAAGCTGCGCTTAGGATTCCGTCGTCGTCGTTGTTTTTTTCCGGTTCTGGCGCGTAATCATCAAGCCACGAAAAATCATATACAGGCCGCTCGTTATTCAAATCCGGGAAGTTATATTTATTGTTAGCCATCGTCCAGCCTCCGTTAGTTTATTTTATCCAGCCGCGGTCTTTTAAAGCTCTGTTTAAATAACCGCCATTTTCTCCAAGCACTCTTTGAGCAATCGCTGCAAGTTGTGCATCGCTATGTCTGCCGCCGTCAGCCTCTTTCATCTGATTCAACCAATCTTGCATCTGGTTGTAGTCGTTTACATTCGCAGGGACTTGACTAAGCTGCTGCCCACCGTTAAGCACGCTAGTCAAATAATTACGTGCCAAACGCAGCTGCCCTTGATTTGGATAGGGAGTGTCAGGGTTTACTTTTACCCAAGCCTGCGCATCGGCAATAATTTCTTTCGCCGCCGCCATGCGCTGGTCGTTAGCTTTGTTTTGCTGAACACCAAATAAAGATTTCGCCGCTTGGTCGTAACTAATACCATTAGCTTTTGCGACCATACCAATCTTATAATTGTTCTGCCTTACAAAATCATTAAAGCTCAAATCATGGTTAAACCTAGCTTGGTCTTTGCTCAACGCCGAAGCGTACGCCATGTCAGCAACTTTATACTGATGTTGCTTATCCATACGCTTATTAGTTTCAGCGACATTGTATTGGTCGTGCATCGTCGGCAGTCCGGCCATTGCAATTTTTGCTGCTTCCGGATTATACTTAGCCATTTGCGAACCAATCATCTGAGCACCAGTGTAATCTTTCGTCCCGATAGCATACTTATACTGCTCGAATAAATCGTTATACATGCCGTCATTATGCTCTTTGACCTTCGCATCAACCATTGGCGAAATGTTATCCATAATCTGCCCAATCTGGTATTCCGTCCTGCCATTCTTTCGCAACTGCGCTTTTAGGAGGTTGTTAAGCATCTTCGGGTCGCTTACAGGCACTTTGCTCAAGTCAAGATTCGCAAGATTGGTACTAATGGTGTTTGCTGTCTTCGATGCTATAATCTCATCGCCTGTTGGGTTTGGAGTTTTGCCGCCGTATTTGTTTTTAACAAACTCCCATTTTTCCTTTTGAATGGCATCTTGCGGAGAAATTACGTTGTTAGCCGCATCTGCTGCTTGATTGCCGCCTGGAATACCAAACTGTGAATTTGCATTTGCGTAAGTTTGTTGCTCGCCAACAGTATTGCCCTGCAAGCCCTGCCCATAGACTCCCTGCAACGTATCATCGTTAGACGTAGGCGAAGTTGCGCCCACGCCATACAGGGCACTCAGCGCTTCCTGTTCGCCCTTTTCAATGCCACGACGGTTATAGTTCTCGCCCCAAATCGTGCCCAGAACAGTACCGAGTGATTCACCAAGCTGTTCCTGCGGCGACGCGTAAGGGTTATAGCGCATCTTCATTCCATATCTGCCGTAACTCATGCTACTTCACCGCCCCATTCATCAGTACCCGCCTTCGCTACAAAACCATTAGCATAATAAGTCGACGTCCCGTGTCTCGTCGTCTTGAAGTCGTAAACCTTTCGCTCGCCGTCAAAAGCGATTGCTTTGACCGTACCGACGTTTTTAAGATTATCTCCGACGCGCAACATACACACATCTCTAAAAGTGCCGTCAGCAAGCATTAGCGGCTGTGTGAGTGTGGTTCCTACGTTACGCAGGTTGCCGTCGTCGTCTTGACAAATAACCATGTAAATCTCGCTGTAATGCGGCTTCATGACTTCCGTGACTTCTTCGACGTGCTTTCTATCACGTACATGGTCGTAGGCCATAACCTTGTCGCCAGCTTCGATGTCGCGAATAGCTTTCTGTTCGCCGTCAGCCATCTCGACAGGCGTTTCTTCCACGAAGCACCAAGCGTTAATCGCCGCTGACGCCGCGCCGTTGAACAGACCACCGAGGAAGCTGCCGCCGCCAGAGGTCGTGCTGGTTGTTGTGCCTTGACCGGACACCGCATTCAGAGCGCCAAGCGTACCGCCGCTATTTAAACCAAGGGACGCGTTCCAGAGGTTCAGAGCGGGCTGTTGAGCTGCTTCTTGTGCCGCAGCACTTGTAGAAATTTGGCTTCCGGCAAGCGATGCCTGTTGGCCATACAAGCCGTTCAGAACACCGATATTATTCTGGTACTGCTGCGCCATAGTATCGGCAGCATTTTTAGAAATATCGTTCATAGCAGTATTAGTAACGCTGCTGTTCAAGATACCACGAGAGCCAAGGCTATTAAGCGTCTGCCCCATTGTGTTGTTAACGCCACTGGCGATGCTCGCTTCCATGTTCTTCTGATACTCCGCAGGAAGGATGCCTTGAGCAAGGTTAGCTACGCCCTGCTGCGCACTGCCGATTTGCTTATTAGCGTTGGACAACAACTGGTTATAATCAACTTGAATAGTGCCCAAGCTGTCTTTCAGCAAGCCTTGTGCTACGTTATTCAGCCACAAGGCGTTAGGTGCCACCGCTTCTGCATAATCGGCAGCCTGCTTCTGCAAGCGGATTTCCTGCTCTGTTGGTTTGTAAGACTGAACTGTTGTGCTGCCGCCTTTTTTACCCATTAAGCGCACCTTCTTCCTTTAGCTTTGCTTTCATTTCCTCAATCATCGGACTGGTGGCTTTAGCGTTCAAGTAATGCGTCACCCAGTACGCAGGCTCACCTGTTTCTTTGTCAGTATGCTTATAGGTGATAATAATCAGCCTGCCGATGCTATCTTGACACCAGTAACGATACTGTCCGTTTACTTCTTCGCGTTCCAGTATTTCCCAGCCGAAGCCGCGAATATATGGCTCGATATGGCGAGTGCAGATTGTTGCGACGCAGTTGCAGCCAAAGGTTGCACCCACAAGCTCGGCGAAATCACGCCAGAACTTAGCATCGCCGCATACTTGATACACGATTACCATTTTGCCCTCTTCGTCCAGCTTCATAGTAGCAAAGCCACGCTCTGCTAAATAAAAAAGGCGGTAGCCCGGTAGGATTGCCGCCTTGTCATTTGTTTTCTTTTCGTAAATCTCTATCCATTCTTTAAGGCTCTTGCCCTTCATATTGCATACCGCCTTTCGTTATTTTACGTATTATTCGTCAACGCCGTACAGATTAAAATTCTTGATTCTGTGTGGAGATGAGCTGGTCACGACAATTTCAAACGCTCGCAAAGAATTGTAAAAATGTTTGATTCTACGCTTAGATGCCAAACTATAATCGAAGCCACGGTTGGCAATCTGCACATGAATCTTGCCATCGTTGTCGCCCTCTCTGCCCTCAACAAACATATCGAGGTAGCGGGTGATAATTCTGTTCGGCGTGATAAACATCTTCGATACAATCTTTGACTTGATAAGAGCATTGCCGTCATTGGTATATTCAGAGTTCATGCGACGCAGACCAGCATCCGTAGCAAGCATAATGCCGTTGCTCGTCTCCACAGCGTCGTTAATGTCGTCGTGGAATACATACTTATAAGCCGCACCGGTATCGTACTGATAAATATAAAAGGTCTTTTTATCTGCTTCGTTAGGACGAATCCATAGCTGTCTACGCGTCAGCATATTCCATACCTTCGGCTTATGGCAATTCTCTTGCAGCAGACGGTTGATTTTATAAGCAACCTCCGTAGTATCGAAGTTGCCGTAGGTCGTCGTAGTTTGCAAGCTGCGCAGCCCTAAGTCCGTAGCGAATACAATCGTACCGCCCATCAGCGCAAACGCTTCTCTGTCGTCCTCTGCGTGCGTATCGCTCAAAACAGCATCGCTGCTGAGGTCTGGAACTGTACCAGATACGCGATAGCCCCTGTCGTTGGTTTTGAACACGATTAGGTCGCCTGCGAGCGTCAGCACTGTTATAATATCACCACCGTCACAAGCGCCGATTTGATACCATTGCGCTTGGCTAATCATATTAGTATCTTCCTTCCACGCTTCGCTTGATGTACAATCACCGGTCGAGCTATAACGGAAGTTATCGTCGCCGCGCTTAGATGTGCCAAGTCTCATGTCCTGCACCCAAAGATTGTCGCTCAAGAAGCTGCTCTCTACCGTTACGAGCGGATTCTTGTAATCGTAATATTGCAGTTTGCCACCGCTAGCTACAATTATCTTATCGGAAAAACGACAGCACATAGGGCGTTCTCCGCCCGTCAGCTTGCCAAGAGATGTTGACTGCTCACCAACATACGCATAGTAGACATTTGCACTACCAGAGCCGTCCGCAGGAGGCTTGCCTGCGAGCAAAAAGCCGTCGGTCGATAAATCATACCAAATCTTGTCAATCGGCTCTCCTATGTCAATCAGAGGCTCTGAGTAGCCGTCTCTGGTACGCAAAACGCCCTGCTCAAACATATAATTTTCGAGCAGAGCGGCTTCGTTTTCCGCTATCATATTTTCCGGTACAGAAGCGTTCATGCCGCCTGTCAAATTGCTTAGGCTACACGATACGGCTTGTTGTTGTCTTTCTATGGGCATAGCGGTTCACTCCAGTCAAATTCTTCCCAGTGACACGGCCATCTTAAATCCTTGCGTATCGAACCAGTATATAAGCGATGATGCTTCCAAAACATCATACGTCTAAATTTCATGAATGTATGCCACCTTTTCATCAGCATATCGTCTGGACGGCGCTTCCGCTTCACCGAATACATTCTTGCCTTTTTGTATTTCATAGCGGTTCACCTCACTTTCGTGTGATTCCTAGCAATAGCTATCGCCTCACTCGCTTTTTAAGCAACGGTTAGAATTTTTTCTGTATACGTCCTCATACATCTCTTGCTTATCGCCGTTGTAGGTGTATTCGGCATAAATGCCATCACCGCTGACAGTAGTTGACAGCAATGCCTTATAGTTCTGCAAAGTCTTGCACGCCCATACAACAAAGACGTTTTCTAAGGTGATTTTTTGCTCACCAGATTCATTGTACCATTCTACTAATTTGTTTTTGCACACAGATTCAAAGTGCGCCATACCTGTAATAATCATTTTCCATTCCTCCTTTTTACCACTCCAATTTCGGCAGTTCCGCCTTTTATCATACTTCCATTGTCACAGTTTCTACTTCTGCTGCCGCAGTTGCTGCCTCAACTTTTTCTTTCGCTTTACGATATGCAACATGCAGGAGATTGGAGCGTACTGCTACGGCAGCAATAATCATCTTTAAATCGTTGGCAGTAACCGCAGTATCCGCATTATCTGCCGTGGTCCACTCTATTGTAGCTCCTTCGCCTTGCAGTTCAAGCGCAATAATTGCCGCATTGATTCTATCTCTTGCCTTCTCATCATAATCAAAAGAGTAGCCTTTGTACTCAATCGGTTCAACCTCTGCTTTATCACGTTGCATCTTTAAAGTTTCGATTCTGCGATTTTTAAAATACTCAATCGGTTCTTCCTCGTGTGTCACTTCGACCCCTAAGTCTTTAAGGGCATCTTCAGAGATAGACAGAGGGATAAAGATACCCTCTTTGCCTAATGCTTCTGAAAGTTCGTAAACATTAGAGTAAGTTTTGTCTTTGTATTTATAGGTTGTTTGCATTGTGTTCCTCCCTTGTTTAATAATCTTCAACTGTAGGCTTCATATCATTTATTGCCTTGCCCCATGAAAAAGTCGCACCACCTGTAGTCCAACAGTCAAAATATAATGTATAGGTTTTGTTCGGTGTTACGCCTACAATAGAATCAATATCTTGATGGTATATGTTTCTTCCTTCCTCATCAGATTCTGAGCTACCTTCGCCCCATGTTTTATTAGTCATTTTATTTTCTATATAAGCATTCACATACCCATTCGCCTCATCTTCAATATAGTCAACTTCTGCAAACACTTTGATTCTTTTAATCCCCGTTGGAACAGTAAAAGCTATTGCTTTATTATGTGCTTCATCATAACTCCAAAACTTGCTACCATCTTCAACCTTTACTCCACCTTTTCCCATCATCATACGATTAAGTCCCATATTGCTCACCTCACGATAACTTAGATGCTTGCACAATGCTAGTAACAACATCATTCCAATTTTTTGTCATCAACACAGTCAACAACAGACCAGCCTTTGTAATAGCAAGGTCAGATGCAGCACCAATGTATTTAATAGTACCAGCATTGTTGATGGTCAGAGTGCCAGCAGTGTCAGAAGTGGACTGAATGTAGGCAGTGAATACAAGAGATTGACCACCCGTTAGATTACTTGTGAAGTAGCCGAGGTCAATAACAAAGGAACCTGTAGAGGTAGTGTATTGTGCCACGTGTACCTGCGGTGCATCACCAGTACCACTCTTAACATAAGTGTAGTATCTTTCAACCCAGATGTTAGCACCTTTCTTAAGATACTCTGCATCATTCTCTAAGGCTGATACTTTAGTGGGGATGCTATCAGTAACAGTTTGAAAGCCTTGTGACATATTCTTTTTTACAGTATCAATAGCAGCCTTAACAACTTTATTCTGCACAGGGTTAGTACTTGTAGATGACAGCTCGCTATCCACCGCGACTATGCTGCCTGCGCCTTGCTCGCCTTTATCACCCTTTGGGCCTTGTGGAATAACAAAGTCAAGCACAGCCGCAGATGTAGTACCGCTGTTCGTTACCTTTGCTGCCGTACCTGCTGCACCTGTGGTAACAACACCGACTTTAATAGTAGCTGCTGCACCTGCTGCGCCTGCTGCACCGTCGTTACCTTTTGGGCCTTGCAGACCTTGCAAGCCACGCTCCCCTTGCAAGCCTTGCGGCCCTCTCTCGCCTTGTGGGCCTGTTGCTCCTGTTGCGCCTTGGATGCCCTGTAAGCCCTGTGGGCCTGTATCTCCCTTATCGCCACGCGGAATAACAAAATCAAATACGGCTGCTGATGCTGTTCCACTATTAGATATAGTAACAGAAGTGCCAGCTGCACCTGTTTTTACAGTGCCTACTTTTATAGTTGCCGGTGTTCCAGTATCACCTTTTGCACCTTGCTCACCTGTTTCGCCTTTCGGGCCGGTGTCACCTTTCAGACCTTGTTCGCCTTTGACACCCTGTTCGCCTTTTTCGCCACGCAATCCTTGAGGACCTTGAGGACCAACATCGCCTTTGTCACCTTTTGCACCTTTTAGTCTGGCAAGCTGTTCTTCGGTAAAATCGTTATAGGTGAAGGCATCACCTTTTTCACCTGTTTCGCCTTTGTCGCCTTTAGCTCCTTGCAAGCCTTGCGGCCCTCTATCGCCACGTTCACCTTTAGCACCTTGAATGTTACCGCAGTCAATCCATTCTGTGCCAGACCACGCATAGAGATTAACGCCGACCATGTAAGCGTCGCCGTCTTTGCCTGTAGGATGTGCAGCCATTAAAGCAGATAAACTATCATATTTGCCTTTAATGGTAACGCCTGTACCTTGGTCTCCCTTTTCACCCTTTTCGCCCCTCAGACCTTGTGCGCCTTGCAAGCCTTGCGGCCCTCTATCACCTGTTGCGCCTTTGTCACCTTTAGGGATGATAAAATCAAAAACGGCTGCTGATGCTGTGCCGCTGTTTGTAACGCTTGCGCTTGTACCTGCTGCGCCTGTCTCTACAGTGCCTATTCTTACAGTGGCAGGGGGGCCAGTATCGCCTTTAACACCTTGAATACCTTGCAACCCCTGTAGACCTCTCTCGCCACGCTCGCCTTGCAAACCTTGCAGACCTTTGTCGCCTTGTGGGCCTTTAAGACCTGCCAACTGCTCCTGCGTGAAATCCGCATAAGTGAAAGCGTCACCCTTGTCACCTTTAGCTCCCTGTGGGCCTGTTGCTCCTCGTGGGCCTGTTTCACCACGCTCACCTTGCAAACCTCTGTCGCCCTGTGGGCCTTTTAAAGCAGCTAGCTGTGCCGCAGTGAAATCAGTGTATTTGAAAGCATCGCCTTTTTCGCCTTTAGCGCCTTGCAAGCCTTGCGGCCCTTGCTCGCCACGTTCACCTTTAGCACCTGTTGCACCAGTGTCGCCCTTAGCACCTTGCTCGCCCTTTTCGCCGCGTTCGCCTTTGACATTTACTGGGGTAGGATTTGCAAGACCTGCTTTATTCGTCCATGTCATTACGCCGTCTTGGCTCACGGACGGAATATAGACGTTTACAGACTCGCTATACTCTTTAGCCTTATCAGCATACCCCTTGGCGTTCTGTGCGCTCTCAGCGGCGTTGGCTTCGCTTGTGGCGGCCTTTTCGCGCAAGTCCTTTACCTCGCCTAGTACCTCGACTAAATAAGTCTCTGTGAGCCTTCCTTCTTCGCCCATACCACCGACAAACTCACTGCCACGCACTGTAAGCAGTTTATCGCTTGCCGTGCCTGTCACGTTCTCTGCGTTCTTCCTGCCTACGACAGAAATGGTGAACTCGCCCTCGGCAGAAGTACACTGGATAGGCACTAGGCACTTGTTATCCTCAATATAAATTTCGTAGGTGTTATTGTCGCGCTTGAACAAAGCCCATTTATCCAGCTCTGCCCAATCGGAAGAAAAACTGAATATGCACTCTACGAAGTTCTTTGAGCCTTCGATTAAATAAGCGTCCGACGTTCGTGTCAGACGCTGTTGGTCAATTTCAAATTCTATTTGCATGGTTTCACCTCACACATTCCAGTTGATGTCTGGCAATTCCAATACCAGTTGCGCATTAGTTGGCATATCTCGTTTGCCTTCATGAACGTCTTTGATTATTTGGTATACCGTACGATATACTCTGCTGCGCCATTTCTTTGCTGCTTTGCCTTCTGCGTCATAAATAACATCTTCATCTCCGGCATAACTAACAGCGGTGAATATGCTGTAATACCCGCGTTCGCGTACAATCATGTTCATAAATTCTTCTGCTGCTTCGATTAGCCGCTTATCAGCAACTGTCATTTCCATATTAGCCCCCTATTCCAAACGGCGTTAACGCCCGCTTAATATCATCAATAATATCCGATGCTTCTTCAAGGCCTATACACAACCGAATAGAGTCGTTGCTGTTGACGACCGCGGCTAAGGTGTTGTCTTGCCCGAAACTAAATGCGTTATCGATTAATTGCAGTGACTCAACGAATTGTTTGTGTTGCAAGCGCGTTCCGAATGTAAAATCAATCATTCCGCTTCTCGCGTCACTTCCTTTTATGTTGACACGCTTTTTTAAATATGCCAACACAGACACGGTGTTACTTTTGATTTTTTCTAGCCGCAATGGAAGTGTCGCTATTCCTCTACGAATCAAATATGCGTTAATCGGCTGGATGCCGTACCCATATAACGCCACTTCATCATCCATTTCAGTATTACAGAGAAGCGCGCCGCCCAAAGAGTCACCATGTCCTCCAGCATATTTGCTCAAACTTTCGACAACAAAATCAGCGCCGTAATCAAACGGATTAGAATAGTAGGATGTTAGCATTGTGTTGTCGACCAGCACCTTACATCCTGCTTCTTTTGCTTTAGAGCAGATGCCAGCTATGTCATAAGCCTTACACTCGGGGTTGCTTAAAACATCAACAACCACCAGTGAGTTCGCGGAAAAATCACAGTCTTTGCCTAAGTCAACATACTCTGCGTTGTATTTATTTAGCAAGCACCTAGATTCTTCGTGGATGTATTTATCTGCGATTATTTGCTTTTGATTGGTGCTCAAGACAAGATTTAGACACGCCATTGCGCTGCTCAAGCAGTAACAATAAGCGGCTTTGCGGCTGTATAAATCCAGTATTGTTGTTTCTAGCTCATCCCTATTAGGATTGTTGTAGCGCGTATAAACAAACCCCTCTCCCACTTCAAAGGCATTGTCTAACCATATCGCTCTTGAGTGCCTAACGCACTTTGTTGCATATTTCATAAGCAAAATATTACGATAGGCTATAATCGGTGCTGCCGTTTTCTATAGCAACGAAAGCAGCAACGCCTGTCGATATTGCAAACGAACCGGAATTGTATGACGCAGAAATCAATATTACCTCATCTGATTCTAATGTTACACTGGTCGGGTTGTTAGAACTATAGCTGCGCCTTTTATATGATGCCAAGACGATTCGTAATGTAACCTTAGTTTCGTAATCTACTGCGCTTGGCAACACAAAACGAAGATTTTGCCTCGTTTTCAGTTTTTCACTATAATTATCTCCTGATGTTTGCGGCAACGGTGTATATTCACTTTCTGCAATAACATTCTCTTGATATATAATTTGCATTTTGTAAGCCCTTGTGGTTTTAGAGTAAGTTGTTTGGTGGGAACCAACGTGTCTGCTACCAGCAGCGAGTGAGGTTAATTCTGCGGCAATCACTCCTTCTGTAGCCGATTTCGGCACAGGCAATTCTTTGTCAAAATACGCTTCGATATTGTATTTGTCTATCGTTTTAATATTTTCGGTAGTAGTACCCACGTAATCTTCGTTGTACGGAATGGTCGTGCTCGAACCTTCGCCAAGTCGAGTGTAACACTCTACGCTAAAGCCGTTAACCGTAACATTTGTCGCTCTGCAAATTATAAATACGTTGCTTTGCGCATAATTTGCTTCGTTGCACTGCAATTCTGTTGGAACACATACAACGCTTGGCGCATTCTTCCAAGGCGCGGCAAATGTCACTTTTTGGCCGTGGGCTGCAGTGCCGACACAAATTCTATGTAGCTGAGCGTATTGGTTATCATTTGCGTCATAAAACGTAATGCCCCGTTCGTCAAACAAAGTGTAACCTCCGCTCGATTCACTACATCTCAATCCTTCTTGGCTGAGCCTTACTGCACCACCAACGACCGCTAAAGCTCCTGCAAGTTCCATATCTCCGGCATACAATTTGTCTACCGTTACAGCTCCGGCACTAATCTTATCACCGATAACACTTCCTGCCTGTATAGCATCAGAAGTTACACTGTCAGCGGCAAGTTTCTCGGCAGTTATAGCTCCTGCTTCAATTTTGTCAGCAGTCACTGCTCCTGCTCCGATTTTGGTAGACGTGATAGCGTTAGCCTGTATCTTTGCAGCAGTAACCGCATTATCCGCGATATTGTCAGCGTCAACCATTAAGGTTTTAACATCAGCCTGTGCTGTATCGCTCCATTCGCCGTCGCTTATATCGTCAACAAAGCAATAGCTTACAGTAATAGTTCCGCTAAAGAAGAAATATATGAACTCGCCGTTTTCAGTAGTATAGTAATCATCTTCGCCGTCAGAAGTAACGATATGAAGTTTATAATGAGTGTATCCTAGCGGCAATCCAGCCATTTTAATATTCACGCCATCAAGCGTAGCAGTCAGTATTGGTGCGGCAGGTTTCCCACCTATGGCCTTATTAAACTGATGTACCGCAGGCTCGCTATACTCGCCAAAGATGTTACGGACATAAAGATAAGCTGTGCCTGCGCGAATGCCGGGGTTAGCTCTGCTCCACGTTTCACGTGTGCTGTCTAACCTTTTATCATTCCAAACGCCGGGGTTCTGGTCTAACCTAAGCTCAAAAAAATCCACATAGTTGTTATCCTCGAACAGCCATTTCCAAAGTGGGCCTTGCTCATCCCACGTCAGCACGAACTGTGTTGGTGGAGCAGGGATATATTGACTGCCTTTGATTGTTATGTTGGCCATAGGAGCAGTGTCGAAGTCTGCTGCAACGCCTTTTGAATTCACTGCTATAACGCGAATATAGTACATTGCGCCAGCCGTCGCACCTTGCATTACGTACTGCGTGCCATTCGCCTCGCCAGCCTTTTCCCATGAGCTGCCAGCGGCACGCGTATACCACACCTCGGCTTTAGCGTAATCGTTGACGGGCGTCATGTCCCAGTTAATTTGAATGTTATTACTGCGCACTCCGTCAGTGATAGCGTGCAGCTCCAGCAATGTGATATTGGTTACGTGGTTTGGCTTCTTCGTCAGCTCTTCAAGTGCGCTGTCTATCTTCTCATCAGTAACTAATCCGTACTTCGCGAGATAATTTTTCAGCGCTGCAACGAAAGTTTTGCCGTCGCCGGAGACGGAATTGGGGATGTTGCGCAGTATGTTTTTAATATCTTCCGCATTCACATCTCATCACCTACGCTTGTACTCCGAATGCACTGTTAACCATATCCATGAGCGATGTGCTGAGGGATTGGTCTTGCGCCACGTTGAGCCTCTGCTGATTCAACAAGAGCAGCACCGTAGCGTTAACAATTACGTTATTGGTCAGTGCGTCGTTATATGGCATTTCTTCTCCGTCTACACCTGTAATATTTGGCGGCTTGAAGAAATACCGCAACGCCATTTTTCCTTTGTTGCTTTCGAGAAATTTAATGGTTTTGCCAGTAACTCTAATGGGCGAAATGCCGCAGAATTTGATATAGTCGTCTGGCACCAAATCGCCGTCTGCTACCTCAATATCTTTAATCGCCAACGGGTTCTGGGCGGTCACAAAATATAAACCGATATAGTTAATAGCTTGGTTGATATAGCTTACAATATCGTCGTTGTCAAAATCACCAATCGCCTCTTTGTCATTGATACGGTTGCGAATATCTTGAATCACTGTACTTACTAGCATTTGCGCCCTCCCTTCTATACCATAAACGGCATCTTGATACGAGCATGAGTATAACGCCTTGCAGGAACGATAGCCTCTACCGCCTGCTCAATAGCTTGCAGCATACCATCCTCGCCGTCTGTCAGCACAGAAAAAGCAAAGTTTCTGATAAGCTGTTCAAAGACTGCGGGCAGGTCAATCTCGTCCTTCTCTGTTTCAATTTCCTCGATTTTCTTGCGGTATGTAATTGTAAAATCTGGTAAACCGGAAAAGATTTTGTTGCCCACAATTTTGTACTCGTCAAACACCGGCGGCTTCGTTGAAGCAACTACTCTAAGTGGGAAGCCATGCTCGCAATCGTTTACCCCTACCAATGTCACGAAATCGAAGGGCAAGCTAACGCCGCTGTTAAGTTCTTCGGTACTAAGGTGGTATTCCTTAATCTTCTCCAAAAAGTCACTGTTACGAAGCGCGTAGGATGCGTTCAGATAGTCGATAACATCGTTGATAGCATTGATAATCTGGTAATCGGTATATTTGATTTCGTCAAAATCCACGGCCTTTAAGCGGATTTTGCGGATAAGTTTAGAAACTTCAATCGGCATGACTTCTCACCTCAATAATACTTCTTCGGGATAAGCGGAGCGAACTCTCTGTGAACCTCGAAGAACTTCTGCATCAGCTTTGTATATTCGCCCATGTCGCCTGCTCGCTGCGCTTTCTGCGCCTCGATGAGCCAAGGGTCGTACATGAACATCTCGCAGGGAATAACGCCCATAGAGCGGAACTCTGCACCGTTTCTGCCGAGGGTGCCTCTGCCGCCGCCCTCTTTTTCAATCATGCGTGCAACTTCTGCACCGACACTGTGGTCGTATTTGTTTACGACGTGAAAACGATTCTTCTCGTCGATAAAAGTATCTTGCTTTACAAGCACTGATAGCACCTCCGTTATTGTTTATTTTTAACTGGAGCTGGGTACGAGACTCGAACTCGTATGAGACGCTTACAAAGCGACCATGTTGCCATTACATCAGCCCAGCATATTATGGAGCTGACAGCAGGAATCGAACCTGCAACCTTAGCTTTACGAAAGCTCTGCACTGCCTGTTGTGCTATGCCAGCATATAAGAAAACCCCTCGAAACCGAGGGGTTTAAAGTGGTCGAAATCGACTAGGTTAGACTAGCGCTTGATACCTAAGATAGCGCCGGAAGCACGAGGAGCGGTGATTTTCAGACCGAGCCAGGACTCAATACGCTTTGCGTCGGACGTACCAGTCTTAGGCAGGTCGAAGGTGCGAGTCTTTTGGAACCATTTCAACAGCATGTAGTCAGTATCCATGATGAAGATGCTGCTGTCCGGGAGCATACGGTGAGACTCTGCGGTCAGAGTACCGTAGTCGGTCTGGATAACGTCGGCTACCAGCTCCAGTTTGCGACCTTTGGTCATGTCGCGATTGATGGTCGTGGAAGCAGTCACCAACTGGCTGAATTTACGCTTCTTCGCAGGGGACATATAAGCCTTGGTCGGATTACCGCCACGGTTGTAAACCATTTCCATGACAGTATTTAAATCGTCCAGAGTATAGTCAGCAGCGCCGCCGAGGGAGATTACGTTATTCTTGATAATCTTTACAGCAGTGCCGGCAGCAGAAGGCTTAACCTGTTCGGCATCAATTTTCTCGATAGCGCCCTTGAGGGTGTTATACAGAGTAAATTTTGTTGCCGGAGTAGTGTCGTCGAGACGGATGTAGTAAATCGTCTTGGTTTTTAAACCAGTCGGCATATTGGTTGCATCGAAGTACACGAAGTCACCGGTCTTCATGTCATGAGCTGCGCTGGCAGTAATTACGCCGTCGGTGGTGGAGACGGTAACATCCAGAGTCTCTTCCTTCATGAAGTACGGAATACCGCCCGTCATGGCCGGGTTTGTGCCGCTTTCCGCACGACTGATAGTGTTGGACACGATAGCATACTCAATATCATGAGCATGTTCCTTCATGCGGTTAGTCATCAAGCGAGCCAGCTCGTCCTTTTCGCGATACACCTTGGATACCTTGCGCTGCGCTTCGGTAACTTTCAGAGTGTTTACGAAATACTGGTTGTGGTTCTGCAAACCCTGCAGAGAGCCGCCCTTTTCCGCAGTGTATTCCTCGTCTTCCAGATGGGCGTTTACTTTCGGGGGATTCAGATGCTCGCTCATCCACTCAAAGAACAGAGTCTCGGAGTTTTCAGAAGGCAGCATGGATAAGAATTTGGTTTCTTCGGGAGAGATGTTGGTGATAACTTCACTCATATCCTCCGCATGGCCAATAGCTTCCGTGGTATGAGATTGGGAAGCGGAAGGGCCAAGATTACGATTAATGTCTTTGATTGCCATTAAATTTTCACCTCATTGTTCAAAAAATTTATTAACAAAAATCTTTCGGCCTCGGGGAAAGCCTTGGGATTTTTATTTCTGGTTTTGCTTTAGGAAATCAGCCATCCATTGTACGCGTTCGCGTTGGCTGGCGTTACGCAAAGCTTGATAATCCGGGACGTATTTCTTCGTCATGGTTGCGCCGTCACCGGCTCGCTCGGTTACTGGAGGCCTAACTGCTCGCTTCGGAGTAGTAGACAGCTTATTTTTACGAGCGTAGTATTCCTTGCGGCTGCGCTCGTAATACATACGCAGTTTCACAGCCTGCGGCTCGGTAATAGTGCCTTTGTTAAGAGCATCAAAAATAGGAATAAGCTCAGACGCTTCTTTGTAAGGCAGCTCGTTGACGCGTTGCACCATAAACTTGTCAATAGCGTCGAAATTCGGCTCGGTTCGCTTTGCTTCATTTACGAACTCATTGATACCGCCGTATACCTCAGCTCGTTTCTGGCGAGCCGCGCTTTCTTCGGCATATTTATTTTGCAAAGTACGGACAATATCATCACGATGCCACTGCTTTGCCAGCTTATAGTTAATTACGCGCGGGTCGTCATCATCCATAAGGCTGATATTCTCAAGCTCATCATTGCTCAAACCTGCATCTTGTGCGGCTCTCGCGCTGGCTTCCTGCTCCAGATTCATAAGGAACTGCTGCTGTTGCGCACGTTGCTGCTCCGGCGAAAGCTGCTGCTGCGCTAGAAGCTCTTGCTCTTGCTTCTTTTTGGCCTCAACCTGCGCATTGTACTGGGCTTGCGCCTGCTGGATTTTAATGCTTGCGACCTGCGCCTTATACTCGTCGGGCACACGACGCTCGTCGATGTTGCCTGCGCCGATAGCCGCGGTCAATTCTTCGAGCGAATACTTCTCGACAGGCTGCTGCATCTGCTCATAAGCTTGCTCTGCAATATTGGAAACAGTCTCTTCGCCTACATCTGGTTCACCAGTTTCACCTTCACTCGGCTCGTTGTCCGTTTCGTCAGTAGCAGAGTTGTCGTCTGGAACGAACTTCAAGGAGCGCTTGCCGTTAGAATCCTCTACAAGCTGATAGCGTCCAGTGTCGCCCTCAAAACGCATACCGCCCAAGTCGTTGCCGGATTCGCTGTCGCTGCTAGGCTCTCTGCTGGCTTCTACAGAGCTTTCTTCGCCTGCGCCAGTGTTTGTGCTAGCATCGTAAGTTTCGACGCTCTGAGAGTCCACAGGAGCCGCAGACGGGGCTTCGT